TCTGTTTCCGTATCTTTCTACTTCAGCTTCGTAAAGCTCAGGTAGATATTGTTGTCCCCATTGTTCAAACCCAGCTTTCTGAAAGTCAATATAATTGTCTTGTACAGTTACTTTGTTTGGCATTGGAGTAATTTGTGCGGGAAACGCACCTATTCCAGGCGCTGTCCCATTATCTACAAATCCCATTTGTTTTTATTTTTTAGTTGTTGTTTTTATTTTTTCTTTTAATTTTCAACCTAGAACTATCTGCACCGCTAATTGCTCTTACTTTTAAACCATTAATAAACATATCACCATTAGCTTGTGGCCTAGGCTCATTTGTTATATTATTAGACTTAGCCATAATATCTTTAGTAGCGTCGGCTTTCCCTTGCTCATAAAAATGTTTAGCTACAGCATCAGCATTATCAGCAGCATAAATAGCTTTGTGGTAGTTAACAGCGTCAACAACTTCTCCTTCTTTGTTTAAGAACTTCTTAACAAATGTGTTTAAGTTAGACTGTTTTGCTGCAACATCGACAGAATTGTTTACATTGTATTTAAAAGTTTTATCTCCAATTTTAAAATCAAAACCTTTGAAATCATTGAAAATATCTTTTGTTTTTTGTTGAAACGTTTCATGTCGCTGTTTAGCTATTTCTTGTTCTTTGTTGTATGTATTGAGAAAATCTAAAGCTTTCTTGCCTTCATCACTAGTATTAGATTTAATTTTAATTTCATCATAATACTTTTGTTTTGTCTGGTCAAAGAAAGTTCTAGCTTTCGCAAGTTCTTCTTTAGCAGCAAGCTGCTTTTTTTTAATTTGTTTTTCTTCCTCTTCATCCTCGTCGTAAGAGAATTTATCTTCTATTAGAAATTCTATTTCTCCTTTATCTAGATGAGGTTTAGTAGTTTTATAATACTCTAGCAGTAATGCGTCTGGGTCTACTTTAGAATAGTCAGTGTTTAACCTTACGTAATCTTCAATATTACCACCAGTATCTTTCATAAAATCTACTAGTTTATTTATATTTTCTGGTAATACTGGAGCTTCTACTTTTTGCTCTACAGGCTTTTCTAGTTGCTCTGTTATCTCAACTATAGGATTTACTTTTTCTTCTTTACTCTCAACGGCAACGACTTTTTCTTCGTGTGTTTCTCCCACTTTTTCGCCATCTCCGGATTCGTTGCGTACATCCACTTTCTCTGTGCTTGGCTCTTGAACGGCATCTTCTTGTTTTTTAGTTAAATCAACTTTAAAAACCTTATCTGTAGGTTTTTTATAAGAAGGCTTTTTTATTTTTAAACCTTCTACTTTTTCTTCTTTTATTTCTGACATAATATAATATAATAGTTAATAAAATTATTGTGATAATAAGTCACTGTATTTTGCATCAAAATTTATTGGAGGCCCATCCATTTGTCTTTGTTGTATCATTTCACTTTGTTGTGAGCCTTCTAATTTTGTTCTTTGATCTTTTCTATCTTCGATCATGTTTTCTTTTTGACCTTGAGCATCTATTTCCATCTGCTTCAATTTCATGTCATAAGTGTATCTAAGATCTAATAGTTGCTGATCTATTTGAGCTTTTTGCTGCATTTGCAATATTTCGAAATCACTTTCTGCTTTTGCCAATTGCATTTTTTGCTCTGTTATAACTTGTTGTTTTTGTGTTTCAGCTAAAGCTGTTTGTTCTGCTAACTGACCGTTTGCTTGAGCTTGAGCTTGAATATTTTGTTGTTGAATCTGTTGATCTCGTTTTTGCTTTCTTTTTCTTCTTTCTTTAAGCATTTGATTAGCCAACTTTATGTTGTGTATTTCTCTAAGATCAATTGCATCTTCTAAATCAATAGCATTTCCTTTTAAAGCTATTTGTATATTCTGCTCTAAGTATTGTCTTTCTTCTTCGTCTGGTTCTAAATTTAAGAATATACCAAAATCATGCATGTTTAAATTACTTATTTCTTCTAAAGTAGAAACATTATATCTTGATATACTATTTTCTAAAGCAGACTTAGTAAATGGATATTCTAAAGAGTCTGATATTCTTAAACATATATTCTCACAAGTTCTTGATGTTAAATATAACATAGCTTGCAATAAGTGTCTAGTTGCTGT